GTTCCGAGAGATTATCAAATAGAGGGAGTATACGATGCATTAAAACATAATAGAAAGTTATTGATAAGTCCCACTGCATCTGGCAAATCTTTGATGATTTATTCTCTCGTAAGATATTATGTGGAGAAAGGGCAAAAAATTCTTGTAGTTGTTCCAACGACATCTCTTGTAGAGCAGATGTATAAGGACTTCCAAGATTATGGTTTTGATTCGGAATCATATTGTCACAAAATATATTCTGGTAGAGAAAAAACATCAGAGTATCCAGTAACTATTACAACCTGGCAATCAATATACAAACTTGATAGAAGTTTTTTTGAAAACTATGGTGTAGTTATTGGAGATGAAGCTCATCTATTTAAATCTAAATCATTGATACAAATCATGACAAAGTTACATCATGCTAAGTATAGATTTGGATTTACTGGAACCTTAGATGGAACACAAACCCATAAATGGGTTCTTGAAGGATTGTTTGGTCCATCATATAAAATTATAAGAACATCAGAATTGATGGAGAAAGGTCATGTATCAAAACTAGACATTAGATGTTTAGTATTAAAACATAAACCAAGAATATTTGCAACCTATGAAGATGAAGTTCAATTTATAATTTCTCATGATAAGAGGAATAACTTCATTAAAAATTTATCCCTCGATTTAAAAGGTAATACTTTAATTTTATTCTCAAGAGTTGAGACTCATGGTAAACCATTATATGAATTAATAAACACTGCTAAAAAAACAAATAGAAAAGTATTTTTTATTCATGGTGGAGTTGATACTGAAGAAAGAGAAATTGTTAGGGAGATTACAGAAAGAGAAAAAGATGCAATCATCATTGCTTCATACGGTGTATTTTCTACTGGAATAAATATAAGAAACCTACACAATGTAATTTTTGCTTCTCCTAGTAAATCAAGAATTCGTAATCTACAATCCATCGGAAGAGTTCTTAGGAAAGGCAAAAATAAAACTAAAGCAATGTTATATGACATATCTGATGATTGTACATATAATTCAAGAAAGAATTACACTTTAAATCATTTAATAGAAAGAATTAAAATCTACAATGAAGAACAGTTTAATTATGAAATAATAACAATTAATTTAAAGGAATAATTATGGAAGACGACTTTTATGCAACAGTTAAGTTAAAAAGTGGAGAAGAGATATTTTCAAAGGTTATGCCTTGTTTTGAAAACAATAAAACTTTATTACTTATAACAAACCCAATTACAATATCTGAAGTTACAACCAGAGGTGGATCAACAGGATACAAACTAGAACCCTGGTTAAAAACAACAAAAGAAGATATGTTTATTCTCGATATGGATGATGTCCTTACGTTAAGTGAATCAAAAGACCTTGAAATGATTATGATGTATCAATCATGGATTAGAGACTCTACTGATTTTGATCCTAAGGATAATCCACATGGTATTAGGAAAAAGATCAATAGAAAGATGGGATACATCTCTAATGTTAATGATGCTAAAGAGATCTTAGAAAAACTCTATAAAAATAGTTAATATATAAACTTGAAAGCGCAACAATGCTATTATATCCATTTTGGATACCTCTGTCAAGCCTTGATTCTTTTTGTATAGTAGTGTTATAATTTCAACAATTAATACAGTAATTTTTATGGGTATCCAACCAGTGCCTAAAAGAAAGAGATCAATTCACTACGTTAATAACAAAGAATTTCTTTTAGCTTTGATTGAGTATAGAAGGCAACTTAGTTTGGCTCAAGAACGGGGAGATCCAAGACCACAGATTACAAACTATCTGGGCGAATGCTTTTTAAAGATTGCAACACATTTATCATTCAAACCAAATTTTGTCAACTACATTTTTAAAGATGACATGATTTCTGATGGTATTGAAAATTGTGTTATGTATATCCATAATTTTGATCCTGAAAAGTCTCAGAATCCATTTGCATATTTTACGCAAATTATACACTACGCCTTTTTACGTAGAATTCAAAAAGAGAAAAAGCAGTTAGAAATTAAAAATAAAATTTTAGAAAGAACTGGATTTGATGAGGTTTTCTTTGATGATAACCTGATTGACGGTATGAATTATTCTGACTATAATTCTATCAAGGACAACATTCATTCCAAATCTAGGTATTGATGAAAGTAGCAATTATTACAGACCAACATTTTGGTGCTCGTAAAAACTCTAAACTTTTTCATGATTATTTTTTAAAATTTTATAACGATATTTTTTTTCCAACGTTACTTAAACACGACATTAAAACTGTTGTGGACATGGGCGATACTTTTGACAGTAGAAAAGGAATTGACTTTGCAGCTCTTGCTTGGGCAAAAGATAATTATTACGATACCCTAAAAAAACTTGGAGTTACTGTTCATACAATAGTTGGTAATCATACAGCATATTATAAAAACACAAATGAAATTAATGCTGTAGATCTTCTGTTGAGAGAATATGAAAATGTAAAAGTATATTCAAAACCAACTGAAGTTCAACTTGACAAACTTAAAGTTCTGTTTATCCCTTGGATTAATGAGGGTAATTATGATGAAACTTTTAAGACAGTAAAATCCACAAAATGTAAATGTGCCATGGGGCATCTTGAGTTCTCTGGATTTCCTCCATATCGTGGGTTTACCATGCAAGAAGGTATGGATTCCAAGTTGTTTGATAAATTTGAATTGGTTTTTTCTGGGCATTATCATACTCGTTCTGATAACGGTAAGATTTTTTATCTAGGAAATCCATATGAGATATATTCCAATGACATTGGAGATACTCGTGGATTTCATATTTTTAATACAGAGACTCGTTCTTTGCAATCAGTAAATAATCCATATACAATGCATGAGACGATTTATTATGATGATAATGACCATCAAACGTTTGATGCAAGAAACTATGAGAATAAAATTGTAAAACTTGTAGTTAAAAAAAAGACAAACGAAAAAAAATTTGATAAATTTATTGATAAACTTTATCTAACAAATATTGCTGAATTAAAAATTGTAGAATCTTTTGCGGATTCCACAAATCTTAATGAGGAATATGATTTTGAATCGGAGGATACTGTATCTATTTTGAATAAGTATGTTGACGATTCTGAAGACTCAATAAATAAAGCGTCTATAAAAAGAATTATTCAGCAAGTATATAAACAAGCTTGTGAGATAGTCTAGTATGTACATTCTTACTTTAGAAGGTAGAGAAGAGCAAGGTGCTTATTCTGTAACTAATCAAAAAGGACAACAAATTCTTTACCTCTTTGAAGAAGAAGATGATGCCGTAAGATTTGCAATGATGTTGGAAGAAGAAGATTATCCACCAATGACTGTAATTGAAATCGATGATGATTTGATTATAAAAACATGCGAAGTTAATCGCTATGAGTATGCAATTATTACTGAAAATGACATTGTAATTCCTCCAGAACAAAATGATATTATTTGAAAAAATTCGCTACAAAAACTTTTTAAGCACAGGTAATCAATTTACCGAAATTGACTTGGCGAAGTCACCAACTACTTTAATCATTGGTAACAATGGATCTGGGAAAAGTACGATCCTTGATGCATTGACTTTTTCATTATTTGGTAAATCTTTTAGAGGAGTTAACAAACCACAATTGATCAATTCTGTAAATGAAAAAGATTGTGTTGTTGAAATTGAATTTAAAATAGGATCTAATAGTTGGAAAGTTGTTAGAGGACTTAAACCAACAATCTTTGAAATTTATAAAAACGGCGAACTTTTAAATCAAGAATCTGCTAGTAAGGATCAGCAAACTTGGTTAGAGGGAATTGTTTTGAAAATGAACTATAAGTCATTTACTCAAATTGTTATTTTGGGTAGTAGTAACTTTGTTCCTTTTATGCAATTAGCAGCAGCTACTAGAAGAGAAGTCATTGAAGATCTTTTAGATATTAAAATCTTTTCTTCAATGAACTCTGTATTAAAAGATCGAGTTAAAACTTGTAGAGATGAAATTAAAAATTTAGAATATAAAAGAGAGTCTATTCAAGACAAACTTAACATGCAACAAAGTTTTATTGAACAGATTGAAAATATTGGAAAAAAAGATATTCAAAATAAAAATCAAGTAATTAAAAATATAAGACAAGAAAATGAAAAGTTACTAGTTGATTCTCTTTCTTTGGAAGATACGTTAGTTCAAAAACAAGAACAATTAGTAGATTTTTCTGGTGCAACTGATAAACTTCGTAAACTTGGTAATCTAAAGGGAAAACTATCTCAAAAAATTACAACAGTAATTGAAGACCACAAGTTTTTTACTAACAATACGGTTTGCCCAACTTGCACTCAATCTATTGAAGAAGATTTTAGAATAAATAAAATTAGTGACGCCCAAAATAGAGCAAAAGAGTTGCAGTCTGGTTATAAAGAACTAGAGGAGGCAATTAAAGAGGAGGAAGATCGAGAGCGTCACTTTACTTCACTATCTAAAGAGGTAACTAACCTAACGCATGAAATTTCTCAAATCAATACTAAGATCTCTGGATACCAAAGACAAATCGGAGATCTTGAACAAGAAATTCAAACTATTACCGATCAACTTAAAAACAGAAATACTGAACACGAAAAGTTAAAGGAATTAGAAGATCAATACGAAGAATTGCGTAAAGAGACTGATTCTAAAAAAGATCTTCTAATTAACTATAATTTTGTATCTGATTTACTGAAAGATGGTGGAGTAAAAACTCAAATCATTAAAAAGTATCTACCTGTAATTAATACTCAGGTAAACAAATACTTACAAATGATGGAGTTCTTTATTAATTTTAAACTTGATGAAGAATTTAATGAGTCAATTGAATCTCCGATTCATGATGATTTTTCTTACACTTCTTTTAGTGAAGGTGAAAGAATGCGTATTGACTTAGCACTTCTTTTTACTTGGAGAGAAATTGCAAAACTCAAAAATTCTTTGAACTGTAATTTAATTATATTTGATGAAACATTTGACTCTTCTCTAGATACATTTGGAACTGATGAGTTTATGAAAATTATTCGTTATGTAATTAAGGATGCAAATACTTTTGTTATCTCACATAAAGAAGGAATGCGAGATAAGTTTGCTGAAGTTTTAAAATTTGAAAAAATTAAAGGATTTAGTAAGGTATCATCATGAAGGTTTTAGTCACTGGACATAGAGGATTTATTGGAAGAAATGTATTCGCTGATTGGCAAACCACCCACAATCATTTGGTTGTGGGAATGGATTTTCCGTATGATATTGATAATTTTGTTGGTGATGATTATGATTTGATTATTCATTTGGCAGCATTTGCAAATATCAGAGAAAGTCTAGAGAATCCTCAAAAGTTTTATGAGAATAATGTAGTAAAGTCTAAAAAGATATTCGACTGGTGTAGAGAGACAAATACTAGACTTTTATATGCTTCCTCTAGTGCTGTAGAGGAAGATTATTGGGAGAATCCTTATGCTATGACAAAGTGGATTAATGAACAAATGGCACCACCCAACTCTGTTGGGATGAGATTTACCACTGTTTATGGTCCAGACAGTCGTCCAGATATGATGTATAGGATGCTTGAAGATAAAACTGCAACCTACGTAACCAATCATAAAAGAGATTGGATTCATGTTAATGATGTGTGTCGAGCAATTCGTTATCTTGCTAGTAGTGAAATCTGTGGACCAGTTCCTGTTGGATCTGGTAAATCTGTCTATGTTAAAGATCTTGCAGAGAAGATGGGGATGGGTCACTTGCCAGTTAAAGAACTGACCCCAGGTGAAAGACAAGATAATGTGGCAGATACTATAATCCTAACTAGTATTGGATGGTTCCCAACCATTAACGTTCTGGACACGATCAATGAACACCCCAAATTGGCAACATCATAGTAAAAAAGAACAAAAGCGGAAACTTAAACCGCAAGCACTTCGACAAGCAAAGGCACGACTGAGCCACTTCAAAAAGCAGCACATGACCTCCCCCAAAAAGGGAGGTTCTTCTGTAGTATACGTTCACACGATTCAAATCAAATGACTGTCCGCCACGAAATCAAGTCTCAACTCGCTAAACTGCTTGCTACCGAAGACCTTGTGGTTGAGCACAAGAAGGTAGAGACTGCTTGCTTTAATGTCCACACTCGTGTCCTTACTCTTCCTATGTGGGAGAAGGCAAGCAACACTGTGTACGACCTTCTGGTTGGTCACGAGGTCGGTCACGCTCTCTATACCCCCGATGAGGATTGGTTGAAGGAGCACAAGATTCCCCCGCAGTTTGTGAATGTGGTGGAAGATGCTCGTATTGAGAAACTGATGAAGCGTCGTTATGCTGGTCTTGCCAAGACCTTCTACAACGGTTATAAGGAACTTGCTGATGATGATTTCTTCCAACTTAATGACGACAATCTGGAAACCTATAATCTTGCTGACCGCGCAAATCTGTGGTTCAAGATTGGTAACTATGTGGACATTCCTGTTGAGCGTGGCGAAGAGACTGAAATCATCAACTTGATTGCGGATACCGAGACCTTTGCTGATGTTCTGATTGCAGCAGAAGCACTTTATAAGTATTGCAAGCAAAAGCAGCAAGAAGAAACCAAGACTCAAATTGACAGTCTTGAATCTCAATCTTCTGGTGCAAGTCAACAACCTGCCTCTGACTTCTCTGATCAGCAGGAAGGTGAGAATAATCAAGAACAGCAAGATACTTCTGAATCTCCTGCATCTAGTGAAACTAAGCAAGAGAAGCAACCTAAGAATTCTCCTCAGGGTGGTGAAGAATTTGAACCTGAAGTGAAGACGATGGATAATCTTGAGGAAGCTCTTAAGGAACTTGTAGAAAATTCGTCATTTGAAAATATTTACTTGGAACTACCTGAGTTGGATCTTGACCGAATTATTGTTCCTAATTCTGAGATTCATTCAAAATGTAATGATACTTGGAAAGAATTAATTGAAGATGTTAATCTTCGTGGGAATTCTGTTTTTGGTGAAGTTGATAAACGATATCAAGAATTTAAAAAGTCTGCTCAAAAAGAAGTTACTTATCTTGTCAAAGAATTTGAATGTCGTAAAGCAGCAGATTCTTATTCTAGGTCTTCAGTCGCTCGCACTGGTGTTCTAGACTGTTCTAAACTTCATACATATAAGTATAATGAAGATCTTTTTAGAAAAGTAACCACTCTTGCTGAGGGTAAAAATCATGGATTGGTTTTTATTCTGGATTGGTCTGGTTCAATGTCCGATGTAATGGTAGATACTATTAAGCAGTTGTTTAACTTGATCTGGTTCTGTAAAAAGGTTGCAATTCCTTTTGAGGTCTATGCGTTCACCACTGATTATCCTTTGGTCAAATATGAACCAGACGGGAAAGCAAATCTTCGTATGCTATCTTATAAAAAACGTGATGGTCTCATTCAAGTGGGAGAGTGGTTCTCTTTGATGAATATTCTGACTAGTAAAACAAATACGAAGGTTTTGGAAGAACAAATGAAAAATATCTTCCGAATTGCACATTGTTTTGACCGTCATTTTTATTGTGGATATAGTATTCCTCCTGGTCTCAGTCTCTCTGGAACCCCATTGAATGAATCTTTGATTGCTTTGCATCAGATTCTTCCTAAATTTCAGAAGGAAAATAAACTTCAAAAAGTTCAGTGTGTGGTTCTTACTGATGGGGAGGCTTGTAATATTGTTTATCATCGTGAAGTAAAGCGTCATTGGGAAGACAACTCGTATTTGGGCACTGCTCATATTGGTCCTAATGCTTATCTGCGAGATCGTAAAACAGGTCATACCTATGCTTTTGATGGTAACTATCATATGATTACCGAAGTTCTACTTCAAAATCTTAGAGACAAGTTTTCTAACATTAATTTTATTGGTATTCGTATTCTTGAACCGAGGGATGCTGGAAACTTTATCCGTCGTTACTATGGTTGGTATGGTGATGAGTTGGATAAGATGATGAGCGTTTGGAAAAAAGAAAAAGCATTTACGATCAAGAGATCTGGATATCATTCATATTTTGGTCTCTCTGCTACTGCTCTTGCACAAGGATCTGAATTTTCCATTGAAGGGGATGCAACCAAATCTCAAATTAAAAGTGCTTTTGTTAAAAGTCTTAAAACTAAAAAAATGAATAAAAAAATTCTTAATGAGTTCATTGATCTGGTAGCCAAATGAATTTAAAACATGTAGTTAAAGAAGAAACCAAAGAAGTATTGGTTGTGTGTGATAGTGCAATCACTGCTATGGGAGTTGGTGCCTGGGTAAAAAAATATTATCCAGGATATACTCCTAAAATAATTTCTAAACAAACTTTTGAAGGACTGGGACAATCCTAGAACCGTCTACTGACAACTCTTCTTTGTCCAAAGTCCTTGTATAATTACTTTGTTGAAACAAACCACCTAACTAAATTATGCCTCGCAAACTTGCTTTGAAAGACGAACAACTGATTGCTTCCATTCAAGAACTTTATGGTTCTGAAATTACTTCTGGTGATCTTAGGGGTTTTTGTGCTTCTCGCGGTTTGAATTATCAGACTGTGACTCGTCGCCTTGAACAATATAAGTCTGCTCGTGGTCGCTGGAATCTTGAAGTGACTCAGGAGCGAGTTGAAGAGATTGAGCGCACCTTCCAATCACCTGCTGCTCTTCCTGCTATCGAACAAAATCTTATTCCCGACAAAGATGATACCTTCGTCCAGTTTGGTAATTTTAAAGATGTTAAGCGTATTATTCAATCCAATCTTTTTTATCCGACGTTTATTACGGGTTTGTCGGGTAACGGTAAAACGTTCAGTGTGGAGCAAGCTTGTGCTCAACTCAAGCGTGAACTCATTCGGGTAAACATTACGATTGAAACTGATGAAGATGACCTTATTGGCGGTTTCCGTCTTGTTGATGGTGCCACTGTTTGGCACAACGGTCCAGTTATTGAAGCCCTTGAGCGAGGAGCGATCCTGCTACTTGACGAGGTTGACCTTGCCTCCAACAAAATCCTTTGTCTACAATCCGTGCTAGAAGGTAAGGGTGTGTTCCTGAAAAAGATCGGTCGTTTCGTAAAACCTGCTGCTGGTTTCAACGTGATTGCCACTGCTAACACCAAAGGTAAGGGTTCTGATGATGGTCGCTTCATCGGCACCAATGTGCTCAACGAAGCATTCCTTGAACGCTTCCCTGTGACCTTTGAGCAGTCCTATCCTGCTCCTGCTACTGAGCAAAAGATTCTGGAAGGTATTGCTCTGGACCTTGGTGTGGAAGACCGTGACTTCTGCAAGCGTCTGGTGGACTGGGCGGATATTATCCGCAAGACCTTTTACGATGGTGGTATTGATGAAATCATCAGCACCCGTCGCCTGGTTCATATCATCCGCGCCTATAGCATCTTCCAAGACAAGGCAAAGGCAATCCAAGTGTGTGTTAATCGTTTTGACGATGAAACCAAACAGTCCTTCCTGGAACTGTATGACAAGGTTGATGCTGACTTCAAGATGCCTACGGGGGTATCAAATGAAGTTCTTCCTAATATTGACGAACCCAGTCCTTTCTGATATAATTGGGGGAGGTCAATATGCCTCCCTTTTGTACTTTAGTATGAATTAAAAAATGTCTAAAACTTATGATGAAGGACTTCTTGATTTGTCCTCTTTTGCGACTGCAGTAAATCAAGACTTTTGGGAAGAAGATGGAATTAGTTTGGTTGGTAATCCATTTGCATCTCCAGGTTCTTCTGATACAATTAACTTCTCTACTTCTTATGTTGGTAGTAGAGTTCAGGGTGGTTCTTACGATGACAAAGTTGAATTTAAATTGACAATGGACAACACGAACGGATTCTGGAAGTATGAGGAAGATAAGACTCTGAAAGAGGTAGAGCAGTATCTCTCTAGCACCTATCATTCTCATTACACTTCCGAAACATCTAAAACCCAAACTCTTGATTTGATTGAGAGTATTGGAGATGCAGAAGCATTCACTCGTTCCAAT